GAGGACCCGACGCTGCCGGCCGAGGGCCTGGTGCTCCGGCCGAAGTGCGAGCTCTTCTCCAGGTCTGGCGAGCGCATGATCACGAAGGTCAAGACGAAGGACTTCCGGAAATGAGCGAGACCCGCATGAGGAAAAACGTCGTCGAGATCCTGGCTCCCCTGGACGGGAAGCCGGTGGAAAATCCGGCCTGGCCAGGCTTCCCCGACGTCAACTATATCGAGGGCGTGATCGAGCTGAAGCAGGCCGACCGCTGGCCGGCCAGGGAGGCGACGCCCTTGAGACTGGATCACTTCACCAGGGAGCAGCGGATCTTCCTGGAGAGACGCTGGAGGAAAGGCGGAAACGCTTACCTCCTGATCCAGGTTCATACGACGTTTTTGTTGTACGACGGATCTGACGTACAACGGATCGGTCGTACATTAACCCAGGCCGAGCTCCGCGAGAAGGCGCTGAAGGTATGGGAAGGACTCGCCGAGCTCAGAAAGGACTTGATTGAATGGCTGGACCGAGGACGAATTTCAGAGCGTCCGTCAACTTCCTGAAACGATTTCACCCTGGCAGGCCCTGGGTCCTGACGGCGATCCCACCAGATCACAAAAGGATCGAGACCGCGACGTTCGAGGAAGAGACCGAGAAGCAGCTGCTCGACTGGCTCAGGGAGCACACTGGAGATAATATCTACTTCTCCGTGGCCGAGCCCGTGAAGCCCCTCGACAAGAAAGCCGAGCGGACGGATATCAAGGCCGTGCACTGGCTGCACGTGGATCTCGATCCGCGGGCCGGCGAGGACCTGGAAGAAGAGCGGAAGCGGATCCTGAAGACGCTCCAGGAGTTCTCTCCGAAGCCCACGGTGATCGTCTTCTCCGGCGGAGGATATCAAGGCTTCTGGAGGCTGACCGATCCGATCGATATCGACGGGAACCTCGACAAGGCAGAGGACGCCAAGCGCTACAATATGCAGCTGGAGCTCCTCCTGGGCGGCGATCAATGTCACAACGTCGACCGGATCATGAGACTCCCCGGCACGATCAACAGGCCCAACAAACGGAAGCGAGAGAAGGGCAGGGTCGAAGAGCTCGCGAAGATGATCAAGGGCTCCGGTAAATCCTACGACCTGAAAGAGTTCCTCCCTGCTCCCGTGGTTCAGAATGAGAGCCAGCAGTTCAACTCTGAGACCGTCCATGTCTCCGAGAACGTGAAGCGCCTGGACGACGTGAACGATCTCCCGAAGGAGGTCCCGGATCTCTGTAAAGTGGTGATCGTTCAGGGCCATGATCCCGACAATCCTGGAAAGTGGCCGTCGAGGTCGGAGTGCCTGTTCTGGGTATGCTGCGAGCTCGTGCGGGCTGGCTGCGACGATGATCTGATTTACTCCGTGATCACTGATCCCGGCTTCAATATATCCGAATCGATCCTCGAAAAGAAAAGCGGAGCGACAAAATACGCTCTCCGGCAGATCGAGCGGGCCCGCGAGAACGCGGTCGACCCCATGCTCCAGCAGCTGAACGATCGCTATGCCGTGATCGGAAACTGGGGAGGGAAGTGCCGGATCCTGACCGAGCGCGCGGACGTGATCGGCGACGTGAAGAGGACGCGGGTCAGCTTTCTATCCTTCCAGGACTTCAAAAATTTCTGGTGTAACAAAGCGATCCAGGTCGGGACCGACGAGAAGACGAACCTCCCGATCCTGATCCCCGTCGGAAAATGGTGGATCAATCACCCGGCGCGCCGGGAGTTCGAGACCGTGGTCTTCGCTCCTGGTCACGAGATCAAGGGAGCCTATAATCTCTGGAAGGGCTTCGCCTACAACGCGAGCCCCGGCGACTGCTCGCTCTTTCTGGAGCACGTGAGGAAGAACGTCTGCTCTGGAGACGAGGAGGTCTATGACTACCTGCTCGGATGGATGGCGAACGCGGTCCAGCATCCTTATCTCCCTGGGCATACTGCTGTCGTTCTCCGCGGCCGGCAGGGCACCGGGAAGGGACGCTTCGCCCATAACTTCGGAGCGCTGTTCGGCAGGCATTTCCTCCCGATCCGCGATTCGAACCACCTCTTCGGACAATTCAATGCACACCTTCGCGACTGTATCGTTCTCTTTGCCGATGAAGCCTTCTGGGCAGGCAACGCGAAACACGAGGGACTCCTGAAGTCACTGATCACCGAGGAGACCGTCATGTGTGAAGCCAAGGGCGTCGATACCGAGCCGGCTCAAAACTACATTCATTTAATCATGGCCTCGAACGAAGACTGGGTCGTGCCGGCACGAGGTGACGACCGTCGCTTCCTGGTCCTCGACATGGGAGAAGAGAATCGGAGAGATGGAAAATTTTTTCAGGCCATGCAGGAACAGCTCCGGAACGGAGGCTACGAGGCGCTGCTTCATATGCTCATGACCTACGACCTAAGCGAGTTCAATGTCGAAAACATTCCCCAGACCCAGGCCCTCCGCGAGCAGAAGATGAGGACCCTCGGGCCCGAGGAGGAGTGGTGGTACGCGAAGCTCCAGGCCGGCCGGGTCTTCGAAAAGGATAAAGCCTGGCCGAGCAGGGTTTTCAGCTCTCAGCTGCAATATGATTTCATAACTTACTGTAGATCCTGGGGAGCAGGCACGCGATCGAATTCTTCGAAGCTGGGCCGCTTCCTGGTCAGGGTCTTCCCCGCGGACTGGATTCACCGGGCCCAGCTCCGGGGGACCTATAACGTGATCGGGATCGACGGGATCGGGACCGATATAGTGCGGCCCTACGTGAATCTGATACCTCCTCTGGACGATTGTCGTGATATCTGGGCGGAGTTATACGGAGGCCCCTATGAGTGGCCGGAGATCGAAGAGATCGAGGAGATAGAGAAGGATACAAACAAAGACAAGGACGGACTTTACAATGAAACTTAAAGAATTCCTACTGGAGGCGGCGTGTAGAATTTTCTGGCCTGCCTATTTACTTATTCTGATTCTCCTGGTATACTGGATAGTGTCATGAAGAAACGATTCAACCTAAATAAGTTCCTGGAAACCGCGGAGAAAGAGACGAGCTCCTGCATTTACTGCAAGGACCCGACTCTCCGCGAAACTCTCGAAGCGTTCATGGAAAAGAAGGCAGCCGGCGAGACTCATATCTCCCTGAATTATCTTTATGATAACTGCCTGGTCCCGACGTTCGACGTGCCGAAGAATCAGCGGCACCTGTATCGGCACGTAAAGATCTGCATGAAGCGCGATGTCAAAACAGGGAAACCTTTAAATGACAAAACGTAAAACAGAGCTGGATCAATTCCTTTCAGCTCCCGAGACGCTTCATAAAAGCAAAGCAGAACGGACCAAGGCGATCCAACGGAAGGCCCAGCTGGAGGCGAAGGAGGCGCGCCTGGCAGCCGAGAAGCTGAAGACCCTGCCCTCGGACGAGGACTTACTGGGCGATATGGTGCGCGTCGCTGAAGACAAGGCCGTGAATCCTTACTGGCGATTCAGGACGCTCTCGCGGAAGCGCTACTGGCTTTATGGTCACTGGCCGATTCGATGGATCGAGGAACGATATGGTCAGTTCGAGCACGCGAAGCAAGTCGCGGGACTGGCTGATCAACCTGGGACCAGGCTGAAGAAGGCCGCGAGGGCTCAGGCTTCCAGGCGCGAGCACGCTGCCCGGTATATCCAGCGCGTGGTCCGGCCTCACGTCCTGAAGGACCCGGCCCTGGAGCGCGTGAAGAAGGACGGCGAGCTCTGGCTCTTCATCTCGGACACTCACTCGACCTTTCTGGATCCCTTCACCTGGCAGGTATTCCTCGCGACGATCCGCGACCTGAAACCCGAGGGCGTATACTTCAATGGAGATATTCTGGAATGCCAGGAGATCTCCCGCTTCCCGAAGATCCCAGGATGGACATGCCCCCTCCAGCTGGAGCTGGACTTCGCTCGTGAAATGTTTCGCCAGGTCCGGAAGATCGGGCACGAGGGCCCGCTGATCTGGGGCGGCGGGAACCATGGGATCGATCGGATCGCCATGTATCTCACTCAGGTCGCTCCTGGCGTGGCGAGCCTTCGATCACTCCGCTTCGACAAGCTGGCCGAGCTCGACGAGCTGAACGTGACCCTCGCCCAGGGCGGGACGATAGCGAGCCCCGAGGGCACGGAGGACGACCGGATGGGCCTGCTCCTTTATGGATTCTACAGGGTCCACCACGGGACGCTCCTCGGCATGAACCCGGCGATC